AGGGAGCCAATAACAACCTTTATATCCCCACAACATGACGACAAAATACAGGAGAAATCTACATGGTAGCATACGAACAAATGATTGAAAAAGTGGCAACGCAAGTCGGAACTGACCCCAAGACGCTATCGGCGAAAGCCGATGCAATCCTCGCCCAAGAAGGCGCAGGTTGGGAAGCATCCGGTAAGAACGAAGAACAACGCAAGACTCTTGCCCTACGAGTAGCGGCACGACAATTGGTGGCTGAAAAGGCAAAATTGACCCGCAGTGGCGCAACGATGTACGAAGGTATGTTCGTCAATGTCCCTCGTGAAAAGGATTGGGCTAAGATGGCCTACAACAAGATGAGCAAGACTCTCAAGTCGATGCCGGACATGGCACAACGCCTCGCTCTTGTTGGTCAAGGTGCGCTCATCATCTATGAGAACAACCACGACGGAACCTACACCCGTCACGCCAACCCTTCCTTGCTGAACCAGCAAGACTTCACCGAAGGTACTCGCTCGGATGAAATCAAAGAGATTCCACCACGACATATTGCTCTTGATGCGAACACCTCGTTCTCACTCATTTGGGACAAAGCGACAACTCACTTCGCAAACGGCAAGCCGAACTTCAAGTACGGCTCCGCTCGCCCACTTGAAGAACCCGACCGCTCGTGTCTGTTCTTGGGTCGCAAGGCTGGCTCCAACGACAGTCCGAGCCTACACTCCTTCCGGTACAACGGCAACTTGGCAAAGCAATCTTGGCCTACCTTCGTCACCGGCACCATCGGTATGAAACCTGCCAACCGTGAAGGTATGGCATACGGTACAAAGGTCACCGCCTTCACCACTGATGCTGAACTCTCATCCATCTTTACCGCACCACCTCTCATGGTTGACGAAAACGGTGCAAGTGGACTTATCGCTGATTGGCTCGGTGAAACGCTCATGCCTTCTCTCGACAAGTGTCACGAACACTACGGAACTCTTGACGACAAGGCAAAGTGGGACACCACCTACGCTACTGTTGTCGAAGTGGTTCACATCGACCCTCGTGAAAACGGTGGATTCATCGTGACCGTGGCTGATGCCGATATTATGTCGGAAACCCCACCAATCGAAGTCTATGTCGGTGCCTCCGAGGAAACCTCGGTTGACTTCGGCGTTGGTTCGGAACTCGTTGTTGTTGGCTCCCCGTGGGTCACTCGTGACGGCGAGGCTCGCTTTATGACCTCCGGCTGGTGGTGCATGAACCGCATCGCACCTCTCGCTGACACTGACGATGGCGAAGACGGCTGGGATTGAGTCGCAAATAACTTTGGGGGTAAAGTAAATGTCGAATGTAGTCATGGGTGAAGAGGCGAAAGCCGCTTTCTTGGAGGCCATCAACCTTGTCGCTGATGCCGTTGAAGGTACGCTGGGACCGCAGGCGAGAACTGTTCTCGTCACGCATCCCGAACGACCACCAACGGTGTTGAACGACGGCGTGAAGATTGTTTCCTCCGTACAGTCCGAAAAGCCTGCTGTGCAAGCCGCAGTGCAACTGTTCCGACAGGCCGCACTTGAGGCTCAACAGGCTTCCGGTGACGGTACTACAACGGCAACACTACTTGCTCGTGCAATCTGCAACGCATACGCCGACCATCCCAACAAAGTCCGAGCCGCCCAAGAAATCGCTCAACTGACCGACGAAACCGTTGCATACATCGAACGACAAAGTGATGAGATTGATTTTGATGCACTCACTGACGATGATGATTGGGAAAAGTTAGAACAGCGGCTAAAGTTCGTGGCTTCTGTCGCCGCTAACAACGACGAATATCTTGGCGAACTCGTTGCTGAAATCTTCACGGAACTCGGCCCCGACGCTCTCGTCAATCTCAAGGTCGGCTCTCTTGACCATACGATTTGGTCGAAAGCCCTCGGAACAAGTGTTCCCACAACATTCGTTTCTCCGATGTTCTGTAATACGAACAGGCGTACCGTCGAATACCACAACCCGTTGTTCCTTTTGACACAAACCGTGATTGAGGAATTTGAAGACTTGATGCCTGCGCTTGAGATTGCGGTTGAGAACAACCGACCGCTCATCGTTATATGTCAAGACATTAAGGGTGTTGCTCTATCGAACCTCATCGCCAATCATGTTGGTGGTGTTGTCAAGGCTTGTGCCATCAAGGTACCATACGCTGACCCTGTGACTTGGTTTGAAGACATTATAGCCCTTGTCGGTGGCAAGATATTCTTCGACGCAGAAGGGCATACGGTTGCCGATGTTGTTGCCGGTAAAGGAATGCTCGGAACTGCTGACACAATTAGAATTAACGAAACAGAAACAGTTCTTATTGCTGGCTCTTCGGCTGTAAATACGCTGAACGACCACATCGCAGGTTTGCGAAAACAGGCGGAAGCGGCTGACCATTCTTTTGTAAAGGAAAAACTACTCACTCGTATTGCTCGTTTGGATTCAAAGATTGCTAACATTCACATCGGAGGATTCAGCGAGGCTGAAATCCGTGAAACGAGGGAAAGGGTTGACGATGCTGTCAACGCTACCCGACTCGCCATGAAGGGTGGTACCGTTCACGGTGCTGGCGTGACTCTCGCACGACGCACTTCCGTCACCGAGCGACCGGAAAGTCCACGCAACGAGCGGTGGGAGAAGGTTCTCCTTGAACCGGTTCGTGTGTTGACCAAGAACGCTGGTAGTGAGCAATCGCTCGCAGATATTAGGAAGTTATTCCAACAAAGGCACTACTACAAGAACTTGCACACGGCGGAGTTCTACATCGAAACACAAGACACTGTTAATGTGTACGACGCTACTCTCGTGCTTGTCAACTCACTCAAAGCCGCCGCATCAATTGCTCGGCTCATGCTACTCACCGACCGAATCGTTTTGGTGGGCGAACAATAGGCAAAGCCAACCTTTATATGGCTACAACAGGAGGGAATAATATGTCTTGGGGAACTAAAACAACAGAAGCGACCGTCACAAAAACGGGATTTGACAAGGACTACTACCGTGGTCTTTTTGAGAACAACACGGCACAATCGGTGCCTGTACGCATGGCACTAATCGGCAAGGAGAACTGTGCCAAAACCGGTACAGCCATCAGTATTTGCCGACAGGTGAAGCCGAAGGGTCACATCTATGTGTTCGATGTTGACAACTCGGCAAAGGCTACCATCGACTCCGCATACGCAGGTGATGATGAAATCACAGTCCTTCCACTTCTTGACGAGCGTGACGACAGCATCTTCAACGACGATGCTACCGTCAACTACGCTAACTTGATTGACAAGGTAAATTACTTCGTCAACATTGTTGCCGACAAGTCAAAGGAAGGAGAAGATATTGCCGGAATTGTATTCGACGGTGGTTCGACTTTCTTGAAATGGTGCGAGTTCGCCATGACTGATGTTCTGCTCCGAAAGGGTGTTATCAAGGAAGAAGGCGACTCCTTCAACCAAAAGGAATGGCGCACCCGCAACCAATTGTTCCGCCAAGTTATGACTCGACTTCACGGTCTTGCTGTGCCTTGTGTGTTCTTCACCTTCCATCTCAAAGATGTTTCCAACTATGTTGACAACGGCTCCGGTGGCAAAGTGCTAATGAAGGTCGGCGAGCGACCGGAATGGGACAAGGGTACCATGCGCTTGTTCTCCCAACAAATCTTCTTGTCCCGCTACATGAAGCGGGCCGATACCGCCGCTGGTGTTAAGGCCGACCCCACACTCAAGAACGACGACGATTGGATTGTCAAGGCTACCTTTGAGGAAATCAAAGGTAAGCACATGGAACACATCGGGCAGACCCACACCATCCTCGAAATTATCAAGGGTAAAGTAAAATGGTTTGGACTGCCAATGCTAACATGGAGTGAGTGAAATGGAAGCAGAATTAAATGAGATACTAAACCAAGCCCTCCAATGTTTCAAATCCGTTCAACGGCGCATTGAGGCCATCGAAACCCGCCTTGCTGATTTGGAGTTCACGCTCGATGAACTTCCCGAAGTGAGCAACATTGTCGCCGCAGTCAAAGAACTTCAAGACGAGCATGAAGCACCGGCCATGAAGTTCACACACTACATCTTGGGGGTCAAGCGATGAGTTCCTCCGTTGAAATCACCAACGCCGACTTGACCCGCTTGCTCACCATTATGAAGCGCAAGCAGACTGTCAACGGAAAGCAACAGGCACAGGTTGAGTCACTACTCTTGACTTGTCTTAATGGCGAGTCGGGACAAGCCATCGCCAGCAGTCTAACAAGGGACTTGTCGGGGCTGACACAGGTCACAATGGCCTGCACAGTCAATGGTGAAGATGTATGCAATATCCCAATCCAAAGCATCGACAATATGCTGGGAATCATCAAGTACCACGGTCAACTATTGACACTCGTTTTCGATAAAGAAAACAATCGCCTACGAATTAAAAGTAGGGGAAAACAAACCACGCTCGACGCATCGGGAGATGCTAAGGCGTTCTCTCACAGTCCCGACACTATCAGCGAGTTCCACAAGAAAGGTATTGAACTCGTGAACCGTGTTTGGCACACAGACGGTGTGTACTACATCACCGGCAACGGTGACAAGATTAAACCTCTCGCAAAGTA